GTAAGGAAAATGTTGTCAGTGGCAGATGAATAATCACCACTTACAACCTTTTCTCCCTTACTCAGTTTCATTGGAGCAAGTGCAGATTCAACATCTGCACCACCAATAAGCTGAAAGACAGGGTGCTGGCGCATCTTCCCATGCCAGGCCTTCTGGACTGGGGTGAGAAGTTGTACCATCCACTCTGCTTTCGTCACAATCCGAACTTTCAAGGGTTCCGTAAGCCCTGTTGCGCCCACCAGAATTGGTTTCCATTCCTCTTCTGGTAGGCCCAACTCCTCAATTGCACTCTGGATCAGGTGCCTCAGCATTCTCTCCCACAGAGGGCCTAAAGGTCCATCAGAGGATAAATCGGTATCTGTCAACCTGAATGCCTCAAGTACTTTCTTTACAGTGGGATCCTGCAGGAAACCTTCAAGGGGGAAATCCCGAATGAAGGCCTGTAGGCCACCCTCTGAACGAGAATATTCGTGGCAGGCAGACACCGAGGGCGGGAATGGTTTCTGATAATCAGCGACCATGACCTCCCCAGGTGGACAGAACTCATCAAGAGTCCTCTGGATCTCTAGGAACATTCTCCTCTTACGAGGAAGAACATCAGGTTCAGAACGTGAACAGCTTTAGAAAAGTCTGCTACCTTCTCTCGAACCATCTCTGCAGTGAAAGACGGAAACAACCTCTTCGAATACAAGAGAAGAGCACCAATCCTGATCTTCCTAGACTTCCCGCCTCCTGTAACTCGATTTCTTATAAAAGTCCTGAAAGACGAAGAAATCAAGCTATAGGGGTTAAATCGCTGAGGGGGTGTATCATCTTTAAGCATATGAGGCAGCCAGAAGGCTGTCCATGACTTAAGGATGGACATCAACTCAGGGACTGAGGAGCTAGGGGGATGAGGACAGAGTACTCGATCAAACTTGTATCCAAGGAGATCGAAGGAATCAATGAGTGCGTCGTTGGCCTTTTGCCAACAACTCTTAGCGCTCAACTTTGCTATCTGAACTGGGTCCCAGACCAGTTCAGGCAGCAGTACATGGAAGTCAGCGCTTGTTGATGTGCCTCTCAGCACATGACGAGACCGCCTGTCTTTCGACCACTGGGGGGCATGACTCCCCGCAGTATGATGTGTTCTTTTGGAGCACG